TATAACCAGTAAGGAGTTGAGCAACAGTAAATACTTTATTATATGTCATTTCATAAAACATATCCTTACAGTCTATGGCATCTTGAATAACTTCTTCTGTTATTCCATAATCATCCCAATTCAAACTGAATGCGTAACTTCTTTGTGCCGCAATGTAACTTGGCGATGTTGAGGCTAACGTAACCAAAGGGTCATCTTGGGGTGAATTCCAACCGTTTTCTTTGACATTAGGCACCAAAAAATTAGCCCTCTTGACAGGTTCACTTAAACTTGGTGATTGATTCCAACTGACTTTGAATCTATATCTTGCTCTTGTAGGTACACCTTTTTTCTCATCTGTTGAAAAGACTTGTTCTCCAAACTCATTTGTTACAACATAATCTAAGTTCATGGGCACATCAAGTAACCATGTTCCGTTTTCATCAATAACTTTTCCGTTATTTTCGAATTCGAACTCCTCTAAAAGAGGTCTACCAAATATATCTTGTCTTATAGTTTGTCTAATCGCTAATATCTGACCGGGTCCTGCAAACAATGAACATTGATAACCCCCCTTTAATTTCGGTTTACAATTCCTTTTTTGCGCTAATTCATCGGTATCTGAAAAAACAGACCCCATGAAAATTGCGGTGGGTTTGATTTCAATATTAGCCTCACCTGTTAAATCAAAATCTGTTCTTGTGATTGAAATTTGACACAATTCAGGGTCACCCCATAATGGTAATATTGTTACAGATTTTACTATTGATATAATTTGAGGAAGTGTACCTAAATTTTCTGAAGATTTGAACCTAACCCCATTTACTTGGCTTTCTGTTGCAATACCTAACCTAATCAGGTCCTGAGGTGCTTGTGAAAATGGTCCAATATCAGATATATCAACATTCATTACAATATCATAAGTTCCGGTAGGAATACCAAAAATCATGAAGTCACCACTGTCATTTGTTGTTACAGTGAACTTATAATATTTGTCATATATTTCTACAGCGGTTGGATTGGTCAATACATCCTCTAAATCAGGAAACGAACCTGTTGCCGAATGTCCTGGATATGATGGTTTGTACGGAAGTAAATTATATTTGTACCCATCTTCATTAATATCTCCTACCGTCTTATATGGATAAATTGCTGAGATTATTGGATTATTCTCATCATCTGAATCTAAAGGAATAAAAATAGACACTTTCGCATTTGGTACTCCAAACCCATCATTAACTGAAACTCTACCCGCAACTACACCATAGTCAGCACATTGTCTTGTATAAATTTCAGATTGTGATAATTTGAGTGAAAGTATTTCTATAAATTCAAAATCCTGTTCTAAATTTAAATCTACTTTGTTGTCGACGCCGACCTTTGTTCTAATCCGTATAGATTTTGGCATTAATTACTTTTTTTTGAATAAATAGTTTATATTCTATTTTCAAAAAATAATCAAATAGTGTTGAAAATAAATTATCAACTGAAATTAACTGTGGTAAGGTTTTTAACTCTAACTCTTATATCTTTACCAGGATATCTGATTTGATATGTTTGAGATGGTTCGGCGAATATTGTGTCATCAATTAATTCGATTTGTCTTGTTGTCGAATCAGAATATCTTTGAGAGGTTTGAGATGATGAGTACTGACCTCCAACCTCGTTGAATACGTCGATAGCCGCAACACTTATTACACCATTTAATGTTTGTATGTTTTTTCTGACCTCAGAAATGAAAACATTCTGGCCCATTTCTCTTTGACTTGGTGAGAAATAATCATTTACCGTGTTAACAATTTGAGTTATTACACTTCCTTGATTTTGACTCGAGTCCAAAACAACTGAAATATCAATACTCAAATCTATCACTTGAGCACTTTCAATACTGATATAATCATTTATCATCCTATAATTTGACAAATAATTCGCAATATTAGTTTTTAGAGTATTTGAAACAGAATTAGTCAATTTACCTGATGTATCGTAGGATAAACACTGAATTTTAATTTTATTTTCTTGTTCTGTAATTGCAACCTTGGCCGGCGCTCCAAATTGAGATGGCATTGTTTTGATTAGCGATTCATAATCACCGATTGTGACCGCTCTTTTTTGTGCTGAAAAATTGTAAGTAACAAGATTCCTAACCTCTTCTACGGTAGGTAAATTAGCACCTCCGATTGCCGCGGTAGGATTATTACATCTTAATGAACCAACAGTGGAAACATTTTGGTCCTCTGATGGGCCATTAACCACAAAATCAACTGTACCTAACTGATTGATTACATTAACACCTAAGTTACTTGAGATACCCCCACCAACTCTATATTGAACAAATAATGTGCTATTAGGAGATAAAGTACTTCCCAATGCTAAATTGTTAGAATATTTAGATAAATTGAGTTGGAATCCGTTTGCTGCAAATTCTCTTAACTGTTCATCTGAAGACTGATTACCACCCCCAAATGTCATTTTAAAAAAACTTTCAGGTGTGTATTCTGTTATGAATTTATTAGAAGTGTTTATATATCTACCGACCTTAATACCGGGTGAATCGGAAACCTTAGTTGGGTCCTCAACAAATACTTTATCTTGTATTAGAGCATCAACCTCATACCATCTATTTTCCAATCCAAGAAATTCTTGGTTAGTTGGAGTTCCGGCAAATTGTGTTCCTTCTTTTAATAAAACAGATGTTACATTCAATACATTTTTTTCAGGTAAAAATGCCTCAAAAAATGGTTTCACATCGTTTGGTGATATGACTCTTTTAAAGACTTTAGTAACACCATTTACTACAGTTTCTCTTTTTGTTATTTGGTATCCTGTAATTATTCCATTTGAATCGAAATTTGGAATTTTGGTTCTATTTGGGAACCCCTCATTATTGTTTGGTGATGTAAAATCTATATCATATACGGTTTCAAATGTTTGACCTGCACCCTGAACTTGTGAACCTCTACGTAATATACCACAATATCTAATATCTTCTTTATCACCAAATGCCGGAACTGTGATTGTAAAGTCAACTAACGCAACAGATGGTCTTTGACCTGGAACTCTAAGCCCATATGTTCTTGCTATGTTATATACTGATGACCTTTGTTGAGCGTATTGTAAAACAGTTTCTTGAATACTTCTGTCGATTTGGAATTGTAGATTATCTGAAACCGCGGCATTAAGGTCTAATAAAACAGAAAATACTGAGGCGTCGTTTACGTTAGATAATAAATCAGGATAGTAAGTTTTGACAAAATTAATTAATTCTGTTCTTATTGATTGGAAATCTCTAACTGTGTATGATATTTTTTTATTTGCCATATCTTATAAATTTATAATTACGAAATCGGAACTTTCAAAAGCGCTTGATGTTACCTGGTAGTCTATTTTAACTCTTGCGGTGTGTTCTTTAGTACCAATACCTGGTACTCTGAATACTCTTTGGTCTCCACTTATTACAGTTCTATTTTCACTTTCTTCTTCGGTTGAAGCATCATAAACCTGTATGCTTGTTATTTTTAGATTAGGTATGTATGTGGTAACCGATTCTCTAATTTCAGCCTCTAGTTGTGCAAAAGTAGGTCCATCCAAAGGTTCAAAAATGTATTCATATAATCTAGTACCAAAATCAGGTAAAAAATATCTTGTACCTTTTCTAGTTAATAATAGATGTATTAAATCTGTTCTGATTTCTTCATCCGGTGTATCTGATAAATCTAAATACCTACCGTCAAAAGAATCTCTGAATGGGAAATTTATACCATATGTTTTGCCATTTGCCATATGTTATAAATATAATGTCGTGATATTTTAACTAAATAGTGTAAAAATAAAAATCCCGACACTAAGTCGGGATAACATATCAAATTTTTTTAATTTTAAATTCTTTAAAAAACTTAGGATAACTTTCTAAATACCCTTGGTACGTTTCATCATCGACATTGATATCTTCTGCCATCCAATACCAATAAAGATTATTATTTAATTTGAAACCATAGTAGTCGTGTATATTTTTTTGTAACTCAACTTCTTTATCTGCGTAATTAAGTTGTCCAACACATATAAACCCAGATGTAACATCTTTTATAACATTGGACTCATTACCAGGTACAAATCTATTATTAACCCAATTTAATCTTTCTATTAACTTTTGGTAAAACATGTTAGCACTACCCCATCTTATGGATGTGAAAAAAATAACACAATCAGATTCAAATAATTCTTTTGATATTTTCCATAACTCATCATCTTCGTTATGTATGGACGCCCAACACCTATGATATCCTGATGGATTTTTTTCTTTATCTTTTAATAATGCCTTTTTAACTCCACAATGATTCCCATCTTCCCTTGATACATTACCTTCGCATGGATAAATGTTCAAATCGGGAACATTTATTAATGTAACATTGTCTAATTTTTCCGCAATAACTTCAGCTATTATTGTAGATTTAGGTGCCTGTTTTTCTAATATTTTTTGATATCTATTAGAACAAGTTAGAAACAAAACTTTATCAAACTTTTTAAGTACTTCAATTGTTTTGTCTATATTTTTGAAATTTCCTGATTTCATATCTAATAAATACTACGGTGTTATCCATTTTTCTCCTTCCCAATATTCAACACCAGTTATTTCTAACTTATAAGGAAAATAGTCTTTGTAGGATTCATATATATATAAATAATTTTTTCCTTGTGTTTTTCCGTAATTACTTAACGATAATATTGAATCTTTTCCAAGTGAAAATTTAAACATGTTTTGTATAAACGATGTTTCCAATCCTAATAATGCGTTTTCGAATTCCCTAAATCTAGTGTATGCAACAACCTCATTATCAAATTTAACTTCCATGATTTTTAAATCATCAAAACTTGAGTTGTTATTGTAACTATCAAATAAATCAAAATTCTTTTCCTTAAAATAATTTGTAAAAAACAAATCTACCTCAGTTTTTTTATCAATATAATTAAAAATACTAATTTTTAATTGTGATAATATTTTTTTTCTTTTGTATGATAAAACTATTTTATCATTATTTATTCGACAACTTTTGGATTGATACCAATAAAGTGGTGGTTGAAGGTTTGGTAAGAAACCAAGTTCTAAAAGTTCATGTTCTTTTTCCCCTTCAGGAATTGCAAATGCCTCACAAAAAACTCTATCATTTTGAACATGACCGTGTAAATGGTCAAAGATTATTCTCATTTTTGTATTTTAAGTCTAAGTTATCGTATTCTTCAGAACGTTCCTTATTTGATTCCCCAGCTTCTAAATTAGTATGGTCGTAATTAAAAACGTCAGTATCAGGAGTTACCCACCTTCCATTCCTTTCCGCAGTCCAAAGTGTAGTATTATATTTTCTATTTATAACAATATCTTGTTTAACAGTGAAAGATGGGTCGTGCATTATTAAACGATTGTTTGGTTGAATTGCGAAATTACCATTATCCATTTGAATAAAATGTCCACATTTATGCTGTGATGGGAATTCACTTAAACCAAAATCAGTATCACTCATATCGTCTGAACTTCCCCAATCTAATGTAAATAAATAACGTCCCGAATATTGAACCCTTCTTCTTGATGTAAACTTACAAGTTTTATTTTTCAAAATAGGAAATGCGGTTACTCCAACATGATAAGTAAACGAATCCCATAATACTAATTCATCTAATTCTTGTTCAGGTGCATCTTCTTTCCAACAAAAAGCATGTATTGGCATTCTCCACCACAATCCACCATCTTCCATCATAAAATGGAATAATGGTGCTTGAGCAGGTATTGACGACATTCCAAAAATATAACATGGAAATTTTTTATCAAAGGAATCTTCTTGATTTCTTAAAAAGTTACCTCTTATATATGCCTCAACAATAGGTATTGGCGTGTTTAAATACGACATAATTTATAAATTTTTTAATAATTAAGATGAACATCCAAAACATTCGACCAAACTACTGTCGGGTCTTGGAGGTAAGTTCATTTTACTGTAATCAACATCAGGTAATGGTTGTGGTTTTGACTCTTTACTAATATCAACCGCCAAGTGTTTTGC